AAGTAGTTCGTCAAGTAGCGTGAGCAGTTCGTCAAGTTCGTCCTCAAGTTCGCTAAGTTCAAGTAGTTCGTCAAGTAGCGTGAGCAGTTCGTCAAGTTCTTCGTCACTTTCTAGCTCAAGTTCCTCTACAAGTAGTGCATAAAAATATAAATATATGTAGTAAAAATAAGGAGGTAATTTGTTATGACTGAAAAAGAAATGGAAAAACAACAAAAAGAAAATCAGGAAAGAATGTCAAATTGTGCTACGGAACTTTTAGCAGTTTTACATAAGTACGATTGCATTTTAAGTGTTAACTCACAAGTAGACGCTAACGGTAATGTCAATTCAGGCATAGGCATAATGCCTATAAACCGTAACGTAGGACAAGTAGTAGATAAAGAAGATTTAGAGGAGCCAAAAGAAGATGTATCCTAAAAAAATGTAAATGAGGAGTAAATTATGGCTTTATTAAAAAAAGATACAGAAAACCCACAACCTCTACAGGAAGAGATAAAAGCTTTTCAAGGCAAAGGTAAGTATAAGACAAACTTGAAAAAGATTTTAGCTACCAAAGGTGAAGGATGGGAAACCGTAGCAGAGATTCCTGGCTACGGGGCAACCCAAATGCAGAGCTTCAATGTTTTCTACAGTACCTATATCAATAGAGTATTTGAAAACGAACTCCAGAGAATTGAGGAATACAGATCAATGGCAATGACTGGAGAGGTTTCGGATGTCATTGAAGATGCTGTAAATGAATCCACTCAGGAAGATGACATTGGAGAAGTGTTCCATCTAGTCATTAAGGATAAGGCTTTACAGAAAAATGATAACATCGTTAAGAATCTAAAAGCCGAATTCCATGATCTGTTTAGAGAAAAACTATGCATGAAAGACAAAATTTGGGATCTTCTCTGGACTTACTATATTGATGGAAGAGTGTATTATGAAAGAATCATAAACACTCAGCATCCAAAAGAAGGTTTCGTCAATATTAAAAAGTTGCCTACTGAAACAATGGATTACTTCTATGATCCTATATCTGGTAAGATAATCGGATTCGTGCAATATACCAGACCTAGAACAAAGAAACCAGCTACCATAGACGAAGCACGAAAGAGAGATGGAAAAGATCTAATATTTTTTGATCCTAACCAGATTGGATTTATTGACTATGGTATTTACGGTAAGACAAGATATGAAATAAGAGGATATCTAGAAAAAGCCAGAGTGCCTTACAACCAGTTAAAGCTTTTGGAGACTTCTGTTATTATCGCAAGAGTGGTACGTGCTCCTGAAAGGTATGTATTCACAATTGATACAGGAAACATGCCTAGAGATAAAGCTCTAAAGTATGTCGAGAAGATCAAAAATAAAATGCAGAAGAAACAAAGCTATGATCCTAAGACTGGTACGCTTACACATGAACCAGAGATCTTAGCTATCCTTGAAAACTTTTACTTACCTCAATCAGCAGAAGGAAGAGGTTCCAGTATTGATACGATTGGAGGTAACACTTCAATGTTTTCGGAACTGGATGATATTTATTACTTCCAGAAAAAACTTTACAGATCATTGAAATATCCAGGTAGCAGAGTATCGGCTACTCAGGAAAACAGAGAAGGAGATATTCTTTTTGGTCAAGGTGGGGTTTCAGAGATATCCAGAGATGAGATCAAATGGGCTAAGTTTTTAGAGCGACAACAAAAGAAACTCTGTAAAGATTTCTTGGATATGTTTTTACTTCATTTGGAATTCAAAGGTTTAAAAGCCCAATATGAATTGACAAACAAGAAACTTGAAATAAAAATGAATCCTCCCTCCAGATATGATGAGCAAATGGAGCAAATGTTTAATGACTCCAGATTTGCCAATTACAGTCAATTGGCTGATAGACCAGAAATGTCAAAGTACTACTTAATGAAAAGATACCTGAAATGGAGTGAAGAAGAAATTCAGGATAATGTTGATGGTAAGAAGAAAGACGTTGAGCTTGGTCTATCAGAAGAAGAAGGTGGAGGAAAAGGATGGTAAGGAGAAAAAAAAATATAAGTAAATATAGAAGTATAACTACAAGGAGGATGTGAAAATGGATAAAAATAAAGTAAGAAAAGCATTAGATCATTTTGAAAATGACGAATTTGTTGATGCAAAAGAAATTCTAAGTCAGGAAATTAAGGGTGCTGTTAGCACACACGTTAAAGACAAATGCGATTTGAAAAATGATATAGAACCCACTCCAGAGCCAGAGGGTGAAGGAGATGGAGAAGAAGGAGAAGAGTAATGAAAATGGCAAAACTAATTACTGAATACAGCCAAGACTTTGAGATTACAGAAGAGAATCACGGCAAAGACATGTTTGCTGTGGGTATTTTCTCTTCTGCCGAACTCAAGAATAACAACAAACGGAGATATCGCAAAGAGATTCTTGAAAGAGAAGTAGGCAAAGTTCAAGAGAAGATTGAGAAGAAATGCCTTTGGGGAGAGTTAGGACATCCTCCGAATCCAGAAGTCAATCCCGATAAGATTGCTTTAAGGACTGTCAAGCTGGAATGGAAGGGGAATAACTTATACGGAAAGGCTAAAATTCTTGATACTCCAATGGGTCAGATTGCTAAGACTCTTATCAAAGAAGGAGCTATGGGAATATCTTCAAGAGGACTTGGTACTGTAGGAGATGACGGATACGTGAACGAAGACTTTCATCTGATTACTTGGGATCTGGTAACTGATCCTAGTAATAAGCCATCATGGGTTAACGGAATCTATGAAGGTCAAGACTTTACTATCCCTGGAACGGATCTGAAAAAAGATCCTACAGAGGAAGATGTTAGAAAAGCTCAGAAAGCTCACTACAATCAACTTTTAAGATTTATTGGTGAGTTAAGTGAGAATAAGTTAAATGAGAGAGTTAGATTACCAGAACCGAAATTTCCGAATAAAGGAGATTTAGGACATCAACCAGATGTTATAGGTCATCTATATAATATTTATCATACTGCATATGAAGCTATGGAAATGTATAAAAATAAACCTACTATATGTTGGCATCATATAGACTCCATTGCACTAAGTTTAAAAATGATGAAAAATACAGATGACTATAAATCTTTGAGAAAAAGATAAGGAAAGTCCTCATGTTTGAAAAAGAGAAGATTCAGGAAGCATACGTGAATTCTATCTTGAGTGAGTCTGTCGAGAGACAGGTATCTCAAGCCATATCTAAAGTCTTCCCAGTTAAAGTCAAAAAGGTGGAGATGAAAAAGAAAGTAGTCTTTCACCTTTCTGACTTTGTAGATGAGGAGGACTTTGATAACTTTGACAAGATAGATGCCGTGACAGATTTCATAAAGAAGAAATACAAAGACGCTATAGTTGACTTCAAAGGGAGAACTATAGAGGTAACGGAGCTATAACTATGAAGATAAAAAAATATCTAAAGGAAGCATCTGAAAAACAATTAGAGGTGGTTTTACAAACTCTAGCTAATTGGGTAGACAAAGGTGGCAAATTAGCTCATAAGGGGTTTTCACAATATTTGGCTAAAATTGGATTCAAACCACAAGCAGATACAATGACAGTTAAAGAAGCACTAGATACTTTAGAAGATTGGAATTATCATACAGAATATTCAATTCTGGAAGCTCTAATGAAAGGAAATAAAAAAGATGCAGATATCCTAACTATGATAGCTACAGAACACAAAAAAATCGGAAGTATGCCTTATGATTTAGCTTCATTGCGTTCTTATATTTCTGATAGAAAAAGGTTTGAACAAAATGTTAAAAGAGGAATAGCTATAGTTGGAGGGCCAATAAATTATGCTGAAAAAGTGTTGAAGAAAATGGATAAAAAAGATGCTGAAAAATTCGTAGACTTGTATGCAGAAAGAATGAATCAGTAGAGGAGACATAATGAAATTTCAAAACTTTTTAAACTTACAATTAGAAGCCAGTATGAGAGTTGCCAATACCATCAAAGACCAGTTAGGACGTAAAGCCTTAGTTATGATGGGAGCAAAGAATCTTGTAGGTGATAAAAATTCTTTATCTTTTAGAATAGGAAGAAACTCAAAAGGAATTAACTATATAAAAATCACTTTGACTCCTATGGATCTGTACGATGTTGAGTTTGGTGCAATCAGAGGTACTGACTATAAAGTAAAATATAAAGCAGAAGGAATCTACGTAGACCAGCTACATGATACCATTGAAAGAAATACAGGAATGTACTTGAGTCTATAAGGAGAAGACATGAACGAAAAAGAAAGAATACAAAGAGCTTATGAAAACATGCTCAATGAAAGAGCAGAAGAAAAAACCATAGACAAGTATCTTTCAAGTTTGGATGCCATTGAAGAGATAAATGATTTAATAGATGAGAAATGGGCTAAAGACGTTGATATCAAAAGTACAGGAGAACACGCTGATAAAACCGTTGCTCAGATAAAGAAAGAAATCGAAGCTCTCAAAGGTAAAGCTGGTAATAAAGAGAAAATGGGAGAACTTCTTTTCGCTTTAAGATCTAAAACAGGATGGAAGAAAGGTAAAGGAGCCGCTGGTATAGGAGAAAGCTATTTAAATGAAGCCAAAAAAGGTGGCAAAAAAGAAAGCGAAGAGTTAAATGAAAAGGAAAATCCAGATGCGAAATATAGTAAAGCAGTAAAAGATATGAATCAAGCATATAGCAAGTTCCATAATGTCTACAGAAAGTCATTGGATACTATGATTTCCAACAGGACTGAAAAAACAGGATCAGTAACATATAAGCTACATAGAGATGAAATAGTAGATGCTGTTACAAAGTTAGATACTTTACTTACACAACATGATAGAATGGTAAACAGAAAATGAGATTCAAAGAACACTTAGACGAAGCAAGTGCCGCTCAAGCGGTAGACAGAGGAGAAGAGTTACATAAACTTCTAATGGATAAAAATGCACTAGAGAAATTAGAAGATGCTCACATGAAAGTAAAGAAAGAAGCCGCAAAAGTATTTCAGCAAGCCATAAACATACTCAAAGGATTAAAATAAACACCTTCCTAATTTAAGAAATATCCTGCAATCACGTCAAATTTAAACCATATATAAAACATATATAAATATATATAGAAATAGTATAGGAGGTAATATAGCTTATGGAAAAACTTCTTGAATTACTAGGTGTTCAGAAATTGGAAGAAAGTGAACAGGAAGTCATCAAAGAGAAGCTACAAACTCTTATCGAAGTCAAAGCCCAAGAGCTTATGGAGTCAAAGCTTGAGGATGAGAAGACAAAACTGATCGAAGCCTATGAGGAAAAGTTTGAGACTTACAAAGAAGACATTACTGGTAAGTTCTCTAATTTTGTCGATGAGATCCTTGAGCAAGAAGTTAAGATTCCTGAAAAGGTTCTTGAGTATGCCAGAAAGGGTGAGCTTTACGCTGATCTGATTGAGCAGTTTAAAGTCCGTCTAGGCGTTGACGAAGGTTTACTGGATGAGGAAGTCAAAGCTCTTCTGAAAGAAGCCAGAGAAGAGATTGTTAAACTCAGAGATGAGCTAAACGAATCAATTTCTGAAAAGCTACAAACAAAACAGGATGCAACCGAATTGGCGGCAGAAGTCTATCTACATCGTAAGACCAAAGGCTTAACAGAAGGACAGAAAGAACACGTCCTAGAGATGCTTGATGGTGTTACCGATAGAGAAGAGATTGACCGCAAATTTGACATTATCGTTGAAGCCTACAATGGAAAAAACGGAAACGGAAACGGAAACGGAGATGATGACGAAGATGAGGATGAGGATGAGGATGAAAACGGTAATGGCAAAAAGAAGAAAAAGAAAAACGGAAACGGAAACGGAAACGGAAAAGAGATGAAAGAGGATGAAGATGGAAAAGGAAAAGTGGATGGAGAGGAAGATCCTCCAAAGCTAGATGAGGAAGATAACAGTCCTTTTAAACAACATCTCGATGGTTATGTGAAAACTCTCAGAGAGAGTAAGGTTTAAAAATAGAACAGGAGGAAATGACTTATGAATATTAAAGATCTGGTTAAGAAATGGGATGCAGTTCTCTCAGAGGGGAAGGAGATTAAATCTGAAAGAGTAAAGAAAGCTACTGCTATCATGCTTGAAAACCAGCATAATCACCTGATGGAAGGCGTTACATGGAGTGGGCCGAATGACTCATTAGGAGCAGGAGATGGTAGAGGTATTAGTGGTACTACATATCCTACTAGTGGTATGTTTCACAAAATCGCTGTTCCAATGGTTAGGAGAACCTTTCCTGAACTAGTCGCCCATCAACTAGTCGGAGTTCAACCGCTGACTGGCCCTGTCGGTCTTGCGTTTGCTCTGCGTTTTAGAGCAGGAACAACCGCTGGTAGTTATGTTGCTAACGTGACAGAACTGGGATATAACACCATTGATTCAACTTACTCAGGATCATACATTACTTCCGCTGGTGAAGCTTTAGGTTCTAAAGCTGGTTCTGGTGTAGGAAATGATATCGGTCTTGGTGTTGGTGCTGGTACTCATATCAGAGAAGTCAACTTAACCGTTGAAAAAACTCAGGTCGAAGCAAAGACTAGAAAGCTTAGAAGCCGATGGTCTTTGGAAATTGCTCAAGACCTAAAGGCTATGCATGGTCTTGATCTTGAGGAAGAGATGATGGACATCCTTGCTTACGAAATCACGCAAGAGATTGACCGTGAACTTATTGCGGCTATTGACGCTACAGTACGTGGCGTTGCTGGTTACGATACTACATGGGATTTCCTAGCGAGTGCTCAAGGCGTTAAAGGACGTTGGGAGATGGAGAGATACAGAGAACTCTATCACCACATCATTCGTAGAACTCAGGATATTGCAATTAATACTCGTAGAGGATCTGCTAATTGGATCGTGGGTAATCCAAGAGGAGTTGCCATTCTGGAAACACTAGCCGCTTTTGCTATTGCTCCAGTTCCAGGTGACGTTACTACTCAGCCTACAGGAGTTTCAAGAATTGGTTCTCTTGACGGTAGACTGGTTGTTTACAGAGATACCTTTGAGAGCAGGGATCAGTTCATCGTGGGTTACAAAGGCCCAAGCGAGTATGATACTGGAGTCATCTACTTGCCGTACATTCAGTTGTTAGCAAGCAGAGCAGTATTTGAAAATAGCTTCCATCCTACAGTTGGTCTAATGAGTCGTTATGCGATTCACAATCATCTGTTTGGAGCTAGAGAATACTACCAGTTGATTCGACTAACCAATATCCCACAATAATGTAGTAATCTTACTGCTGAACAAAAAAGGGATTTCCTTTAACTAGGAGATCCCTTTCCTTTTTTTATTTTACTTCTTTTTTTTATAAATATACATAGAAGAAGAATATTTAAAGGAGAACAAAAATGCAGAAACTAATCTTTAATTCCCTACCTGTAGTTGATACACGAATACAAGCATTAGCATTATCAATAGGTACTTATTTTCTATTTACCGAAGATGCTTGGCAACAAAACAATCCCGATATTCAAAGGATAACATATTGGCAGAGAATACCTAGACATAAAACTGGTGGGCCTTATCCTTTGCCTAGTAATCCAGCAAAGAATACAACACAAGAAGCTCAACCAGTTTCGGCTGGTGGGCCTTTCCCTCCTAACTGCCCTGGATACACAGAGATATATTTTCCAGAAGATGGAGTTATAAAAGGTCAAGGTGGGATAGGATATGTAAAAATTTATGACTTCTTTGAAAATGAGCCATCTTCAATTTCTAGTTCAAGTTTAAGTTCCAGTTCTAGTAGCTCTCTAAGTTCAAGCTCAAGTTCAAGCTCAAGTTCTCTTTCAAGTTCCTCTAGTTCAAGCAGTTCAAGCTCAAGTTTAAGTTCTAGTAGCTCAAGTTCAAGCTCAAGCAGTTCTCTTTCAACCTCAAGCAGTTCCTCTTCATCGTCAAGCAGTTCAAGTTCTAGCTCAAGCTCAAGCAGTTCTCTTTCTACAAGTTCTAGCTCAAGCTCTTCATCTGCAATTTCATTTACTGATAGGACAAGTAATACTTATTGGGCAAATGATGTTGGAGGGCCATGTACTACAACTTGGAACGCTAGTGCTGGTGCGTGGGATAGTTGTTTGTATGCCGCTGCTGGATGGTATTGGTGCTATTTACAGGATGTAGGTGTATGGACAAATTCATATAGACCTTCTTACATGAAAATAACATGGACTGGAAATGCAACATTGAGAGCAATTGTTTTAAAGGATTCAACAAATGCTATAATTGCAGGAAATACTGGTGGTGGTTTTACTTCACCAACAATATTACCTATTAGCTTTGGTGCTAATGATATAGCTCATTTAGAGTTAGATACAGGATCAGGACAATCATCATTTTCTGTAACAGGAATTGAATTCGCCTAAAAAAAGAGGGATTCTCTAGGGAATCCCTCCTTTCCATTGTCTCCACTTTTGAGTCAAATGTGGAGTTAATTGACTCAGTTATTGAGTCATTTATTTTTCAATAATCTTGGATCTGTACTAACAAATCCTTTTACTACATCTTTATCGTCTGGATCTATCAAAGTAGCCATAGCATACATTTCATTAAGAGATAAAATCTTTCGTGGACTATGACAATTACACTCCGTTATTCTGTTTTGTCCAGACAGTCTTAATTCAAAAAGAGCACACTTAGCAAATACCTTATCATGTCCAGCGAATTCAGACCTACAGTAATGTAGTTCTTTGCAGTTATGACATATCCCTACAGCATCTTTAAGAAATTGCTGATCATGGGAATCTATATAAGCTTCATAAGAATCCATTCCCAAGCTGGATGACTTTGCTTCTAATTCCTCTTCTATGTTTCTTCTATCATTTGATTCTAGATCTGATAATTTTCTTCCCATATTTTAATCCTCAATGAAGTCAAATTTTCTAATAGCTAAACCACTCTCCTCAAGCTGATATTTACAGGATCTATCAAAATCATAAAAAGCAATATCGGTACAAACGATTTCTGTAATGCCAGCATTTTTGATTTCGATTAGACAAGGAGTACAAGGCACTCCGCATGTCATATAGATAGAGCATCCCTCCAGCGGTGGCATACCTTTTCTTGCGGCATTGACAATAGCGTTCCTTTCGGCATGACCAGCCACACACCACTCCAGACATTGACCAGATTTACATCCCATTTCCTTAACGTAGCGTGGACATTTACCATAGAATTCTTCCCTGTATCTTGGAGAAGATAGAGTTAGAGTAGTGATAACCTTATCGCTTCTACCTCTTTCCGTTACTCTTCTATTGTATTCCTTACGTATTTCTGGATCTACTAACCAGCGTCCATCACACCTTCTAACATCTCTGGATGGGCCATTGTAGCCAGTTGAGATGATTGTATGACCGCTAGCTATTACTGCTCCTATCTTACGTGATAGGCATTTAGAGTTACTTGCTACCGTTACAGCAATTCTATAAAAGTACTCATCCCATGATTCAGGATTTTCTGCATCTACCGTGTAGTGATTAATAACATCTTTTTTCATATTGACAAACCTCCGTATTTCTGATATGACCATTATAACAGAATTCACCAAATTGTAAACATTAAATTTTTTCCTTGACATTTTCTTGTTACTGTGATAAATATCTATAAAAGCTGGAGGTTTGTTTCTATGGAAAAAGAAAAGAAAGAACAAGAACTGGATCTGAATATGTTGGATGAGGTATTCGGATTGAATTATAATGATTTGCCAGAAGGAAGAGAAGTAAAAGAAAATGAGATGGAAGAGATAGAAGTCAATTATGATGATCCTGTAGACATCTTAAAAGCCAATATCAAAAAAGCTAACCTTATATTAGACAGAATCAATGAGGAAATCGGCAAAGGAAATTTTACAGCACGAATGGTTGAGGTAGCTGGCAATATTATAAATGGTATAACTGCCGCTAGCAAGGAGATAATCACCAAAGAAAATTACTCTGGTTATTTGGAAGTCCGAAAAGAATTAAATGATCTAAAAGAAAGAGAAGTCATCCTTAAAGAAAAAGCTGGAATCAGAGGAGGACACATAACCAATCAACAAAATATCATAGTAAGCAGTAGAGAAGATCTTTTGAAGCTTATGGAAAATAGAGAAAAACCTAAAAAGATTGAAGGTAAAGTAGTAAAACAGATACCACAAAAAACAGATGAAAGGAACTAATTATGGAAACATTAAATGGTGACAACAAAGATTTTAGAGACATTATTCTGGAGCAACAAAAAGACGCTCCTCCTGCCAAGTGGTCGGGGTCTTTGCTTGACTACATGAAAGAGGTAGAGAAGAATCCAGAGATAGCAAATCTTTCTCCTGCCAGAATCTACAACATGATTATGAGACATGGAACACGTCCAGTAGACGAATCCATTAAAACAAAGGGCTACGAAGATCTAGTCTGGTATAAATTCTTTGACGGTAAGATATTTGGAAACCGTACAGCGGAAGCAATCCATGACATTATGAAATTCCTTAAAGCTTCTGCGAAGAGAACAGAGACAGGCAAAAGAATCCTCATGCTTGTAGGCCCAGTCGCTTCTGCCAAGTCAACTATTTCCGCTCTTATTAAAAAAGGTCTGGAGATAGATGAGACTCCTAAGTATGCCATTACAGGATGCCCTTTACATGAAGAGCCATTACATGCTATTCCAGAAGCAAATAGACCTACATGGGAAGAGAAGTTAGGAGTCAAGATTGAAGGTGATCTATGTCCAGTCTGTCAGTTAAGGATAGACCAAGAGTTTACCAATGAGGACGGAACGGTTAGGTGGCATGAGATTCCTGTAGAACTAGTCAAAATTTCAGAGCAGAGAAGATCTTGTATCGGAACCTTCATTCCTTCTGATCCTAAGAGCCAAGATATTTCAGAGCTTATCGGAAGTGTCAACATGGGTAAGGTAGCAATGTACGGTGAATCAGATCCAAGAGGATACACTTTTGACGGTGAGCTACAGGTTGCCAATGGTGGGATTATAGAATACATTGAGATCTTAAAAGCAGACATTAAATTTCACCATGTTCTTTTAACTGCCGCTCAAGAGCAAAAGATTAAAGCTCCTAGATTTCCTCAAATGTATATTGATACATTAATTCTATCTCATACGAACTTTACGGAATTTCACAAGTTCCGAAACAATAAAGAAAATGAAGCACTACATGATAGAATGTTTGTCATCAAAGTTCCTTGGAATGATAGAGTCAAAGATGAAGTAGAGATTTACAAGAAGATAATCGCTGAATCAGCATTTACAGGAGTGCATATATCTCCTCAAGCGTTGGAAGTTGCCGCTCAATTTGCAGTACTTTCCAGATACCATGATTCGGAGAAGATAAATCTAATCAAAAAAATGAAGCTTTACAATGGTGAATATCTAGAAGAGTTTGCCAAAGGTAAAGATTACGATATCCGAAAGCTCCGAGAAGAAGGAAAAGACCATGAAGAATGTTTAAGTGGGATTTCTCCAAGATTCATTATGAACGCTTTGAATATCATCTTAGGAGTAAAGGAAAATCTGGATACAGGGAATCCAGAATATTGCGGTTGTATTACTGCATTAGATATGATTCGTGAAATTCGCAATACCTTTGAACATCATATTGGACATGAGGAGAAGGAGAGAAAAAGATTTGAAGAGCTTCTCATTGCTGATAAAGACTCTATTTTAGCGGAGTACAAAGAATTTGCGAAAAGAGAAGTCAGTAAAGCATTTGTTCATGCCTATGATGACCAAGCAGATGAACTATTTGCTAGGTATATGATCAATGTTTCCGCTGATTGCAAAAACGAAACAGTTCTTGATAAGATAACTGGGGAGTACAAAGAACCAGACGAAGATATTATGAGAGCAATCGAAGAGCAGATTGGTATCCCTCAAGAATCCAAGAAGATTTTCCGAAACGGAATTTTCGTTTACGAAGCAGATGCTTTAAAACAGGGTAAACATTTCACTTGGAAAACTTATCCACCTTTGAAGGATGCAATAGAGAAAAAACTTATGAGTGATCTTAAAAATGTTGTTACGCTTTCTATTGCAGACAGTACAGTTACCAATCCGAAAGCAGAGAAGAGAAGAGAAGCCGCTATGCAGACTTTACTTGAAAAGGGTTACTGTAAGAATTGTGCCAAACACCTTCTGTCTTTTGTAGGAGAACTGCTACGTAGGGAGAACTAAAATGACAATCGTATATCACGATGATTGGAAAATAGATAAAGGCATTAAAGATGCCGCTAGACATAGAAAGAAAGTAGACAAGGCAATCAGGGAGAATATTCAGAATGTCATTGGAGAAGAGTCTATTATCACTAGACCAGATGGTAAGAAAACCGTAAGAGTGCCGATTAAAGGACTAAGAGACTACAAGTTTATTTACGGTAAAGGTGGATCGGCTGGTGTCGGTCAAGGTGATAAGAAAGCTGGTGACGTTCTGGATGAACGTCATAGTAGTAGTGGCAAAGGTGGTGCTGGTAGCAATAAAGGAATTGACTTCATAGAGACAGAAGTTGATATTGATTATCTTCTTGAGATCATGTTTGAAGATCTTGGATTGCCACATTTAGAAGAGAAAGACAAAGCAAGTACAATAGTACATAAGGGATGGAAGACAGATTCCATTTCTAAAATTGGCCCTCTCTCCAGAATCCACAAAAAGAAAACTATGTTGGAAGCAATTAAACGAAACGCTATTTATACTGGAGAAATAAGAGAGCAAACTGGTTGTGATAATGACTCCGCATGTAGAGCATTAAAGCAAGCTAAAGGTGATCTTCTTGAAGCTATCAATATAATTAACGAAGGAAGATTAAATGGAGATAAAGAATCCTCTATCATTATAGATGATATTGATCTAAGATTTAAAACCATAGATGAGGATATAGAAATTTGCTCTAATGCTGTGGTGATCGCAAAGATGGACGTATCTGCTTCTATGGATGTCAAGAAGAAATATCTTGTTAGAAGTCTTCTTTTTTGGTTAGTCGAATTCCTAAGAAGTAAATATGAGCAAGTACATATCAGATTTATTCAACATGCAGAATCCGCTATAGAAGTGGATGAAGATACCTTCTTTAATAGAGGTACTACTGGTGGTACTTACTGTCATACAGCCATTGACAAGGCTATAGAAATGATAGATGCTGAATATCCATTGGACGAATGGAATATTTATAGTGTTTACTGCTCCGATGGAGAAGATTTTAGAGAAGACATGACTGTATCCAGTATTGAGGATCTTCTTGAAAAAGTCAATATGTTTAGCTATATCGAAGTGAAACCTACTGGTGACTATTCTAATTTAATGCCAGCAATGAAGAAGAAATGGAAATTTGAAGAACGTAAAATTGAGAACCAAGGAAACTTTTGGATAAATGAGGAGAAAAGATATTACATGTCAGTAATACGTGACAAGAAACATGTAAGACTTGCTCTACAACATATGCTAAGATTAAAGAAAGAGAAAAGAGGAAAGATATGAATTCAAAAGAACTCAAACGTCTAATAAAAATTGAAGATAGAATTTATGAGATTGCTAGAGAAGAAGGTCTTGAGTTTATACCTATAGAATTTGATATTGTTCCTGAAAACAAAATGCTTGAGATTATGGCATATGGTATGCCAGGGCAAATCTCCAATTGGAAGTTTGGAAGAGACTACGAAAGGCTAAGAACCATTTATGAACACTCCGTAGGTAGTCTTCCGCTGGAAGTAGTTATTACTACAAATCCTGCCAGATCCTATCTAATGAAAAACAATACCTTTGCCGTTCAAGTTTTAACTGTAGCTCATGTGGTGGGTCACGTTACTTTCTCCACAATGAACAAATACCATGAAGAACTAGACAAGGATCTTGTTTCTAAATTGATCGCTGGTGGTAGAAGGTTTGATGACTATGAAAGAAAATACGGCATAGACATAATTGAGAAAACAGTTGATGCTGGACACGCTATACACTTACACTCTTCTCCGTTTGAATCCAATGAGACAGAAGAAGAAAAAAGAGAAAGAATATTTAAACAGAAAAAACAAAAAGCACATGAAAGAACTCCTACTGAATTCGATGATCTATTTGAAACATCTAATAAGGAATTAGAAAAGGCAGAAATAGAAAGAGATCTTTACAATCATAATCTTTGGATGAAGTTGAAAAACCAGATTCCAGTAGAGCCTACAGAAGATCTACTCCGTTTTATTATAGACAACTCCAGAGTTCTATCAGACTGGCAAAAAGACATCCTTGAAATTTTGCGTCAGCAAGGAAGATATTTCTGGCCCCATGTCAAAACAAAATATATGAATGAGGGTTTTGCAACATATTGGCATGAGAATATAATGAGGAAACTCTTCAATGAAAATCTCTTGACTCCAGAAGAACATGCCGAATACAATTATACTAATTCATTCGTTAAAGCTAAGAATCCATTTTCCATGAATCCTTATCTGATAGGAAGTGAGATATGGTATGATATTGTTAAACGATGGGATAGAGGAATGTACGGAGATGCATACGAAGAAGAAACTGATATGGAAGCAAAGCTAAATTGGAATACTGGAGAAATGAATGGAAAAGAAAAAATGCTTGAAGCTCTAAGGACTCATAGCGATTGGTTCTTCATGCAGAATTTCCTAACTGATGAACTTGTAAGAGAGCTTGAACTTTACCTCTATGTAAAGCAAAAAGATTTCTACTCTGAAAAAATAGTAGTAGCGGATAAGACAAAAGAAGAAGTCAGAAATCTTATTATCAAGAGCTTTGCACATTCAGGAATTCCTAAGATCCTTGTCAATGATGGAAGAAGAGAATTGCATCTTGAGCATAGACATGTTGGAATGGATCTTGATCAAGAATACACACAAAAAACTCTGGATCACATAGCCTACCTTTGGGGAGACACCGTTCATTTGAGCACGAAATTTAACAAGGCAAACAAGGTGTATAAAGCCGATTCTCCCTATAAAATAGAAAAAGACGAATAAAATCAATAAGTTACAAAGCAAAAAAAAACTTGACATTCTATCTAAAATAAGGTAGAATGTAAAGTATATCGGCAAAGGTAGATTTTTAATATCTTGACATTTCAACCAAAATAGGGTATGATCATGGAAGAGAGAATTAAAAATTTAGCAAAAAGCATGACAGGTGACGTTTACGAAGTTGCAAAGAAGATCCAGACTATTCTTCTTTGGGATTTGAACCAAAACGTACCATTAAAATTTATAATCGAAAGCATAGCAAAATGACAAACAGAGGAAATACAATCAACGGTGAATTTCACTTTATCTCTTCCAATGTTACGGAAGAAGATAAGGAGTTATTTTTCGGGCCGCTGACTGGAGAAGAAGAGTTTATGGTCATGGAAGACAATTGGAAGATGCCACATATCTTACATGCCGCTGGTATTTTTCCGTCAGTAGTACAAGCTAGAAAAAATCAAAGAGCATTAGGGATTAGTGATTTTATTCCCGATGGGTTTACAGAGCTTGTACGTGGCAAAAACAAAAACCGAAAACGAATTTTTATATTGAATATATAAATGGATATTCCAAAATACAAAAGGCTTTTCGGAATCAAAGTTCCTCTGGAAGAGTTTTCTCCTAAAGAGTTAAAACGGAGATGGAGAATACTTTGTAAAAAATATCATCCAGATCATGGTGGTCTTAAAGAGCACTTTGAATTTGTACAAGAAGCATATGCATACTTGAAGGAACATTGCAAAGGCATTAAAGATAGCAATGCTACGTCCTTTGAATCTATATTAGATGGATATGAAGTCAATTTGGAAAACGGTGAGAGCATGTATATTTGGGATACTGGTTATCCTCCGAATCCAGCAAAGAGACAAGCATATGAAAAAAGACATCCGAATAGATTTAAAGGAAGAAATTTAAATGTCCGTATATAACGAAAGGGAAGACAAATGAAGAATAATGAAGAAGGATGGGTAATTGTAGCGGCTTTGCTAGTGCTTTGTGTTCTTACTCTCATTGGTACTGCAAGCGTTAGTGTAAGCAGGACTGAATTGCTTATTGTTAAAAATTTTCAGATCCACCATAAGAATTTTTATACGTCAGAAGGTGGTCTTTTAATGACTCCTGCTTGGCTGAAAAATGAACTAACAGAAGCCGACTATAAGAATGTTGACTATGTTGGAAACTTTGATAAAGATTACTGGACGTGGAGTAATGGGTTTTTCAAAAATCAATTCTTCTCCGTTGTGGTAAAACACCAAGTAAGAACTGATCCATCCGATGGAGTCAAAAAAGTTTTACTATATGGTGATGAAGACGGAGACTATCTAAATGAAGTCAATTTCAATGTAGGGATACCGCTGGAAATTTCTGTTAGTGATGGTACACATACATTTCATGGTGGACAAGTAAAAATAGAAGGTCGCTGGATGTATGAATATATTTTCGTCATGCCTAATGCCGCTTTACGTGTTAATTCCAGCGTTAACGGCAACGGAGTAAGCGGAAGCATTATCGGAGAAGGAGAATATGGCTCTGGTTGCGGAGATGTAGCGGATATTATGTATGATGTTGCTGGTGGCACAATTGACTATAGCGGTGATATGGGAACCACTCCAAGAATCGAAGCAAGCGGTGGTATGTATCCATATCCTATTTTGAAGCCCATTTTACAGAGAAACGCTACACAAACTTTAGATCCTGTAAATGGAACTGTTAAAGCAGATGACATCATTACTAGTGAAACCGAAACAGGTGTTATCTTTATTACTGGAGATGCCAAAATTACTAACTTAACTGGTTATGGTATTCTGGTAGTAGATGGAATATTTGAGTGTGCTGGAAACCTTGATTGGTATGGGCTAATCATAGTTGGAAATAACATTGTCCTTTCTGGTGGTGGAACAAAAACAATTTATGGTTCCGTTGTAGCCACAGGAGAAGCGGTTGCTATCAATGGCTCTGTAGATATTCAATATGACTGTAATGTATTGAGAGATTTACAAGATAACCATTCACGGTACAAATTGACTAGCTGGAGACAACTATAATGGATAGATCTAACAAGTACGTAAACGAATTCTTTGACCTTACTTGTTATCCTGATATATTGGATATCCTTAACCCGATATCTAACCGTAAGAAAGAAATAACAGAGTCTATGGCAGTAATTAAATACTTGCGTAGACTGGCATTGAAGAATCCAGAGAAGAAATATTTTCTCTATGATTTTTGCGCTGGTAATGCATTGACTTCTGTTACTACGGCTTTCCTGTATAAGAATATTTCTTGTTATGCGATAGATAAAGCAAAAAGAGATAGAAACTGGGATAAAGTAAATCACTTCATGTATCTGCAAAGTGATATTCAAGAAGAGAACTGGGAATACATGTTACATCAAATGAGAGTGGTTTATCCTTTAACAGAAATAATTATAATCGGTGTTCATCCATGCAGGGAGCTAGCAAAGAGAATAATTGATATCTACAATAAATCTAAAGTGGATCATTTGATTCTTATGCCTTGCTGTACTGGTGGAAAGTATAAATTTTCTCTCCCACAAGTCATAAAAGAGAAAGTGGGAGACTATTTAACATGGTGTGTGTACCTCTTAGACCTTGTAGAAGGGAAGAAAAGATTAATAGTAGATGAGAGTATACTATCACCTAAAAACGCCTTAATTATAGCAGATAGGAGCGGAAAATGAAACTTTTTTTAATATGTTCTGGACTAGCTTTGATAGTTGTAGTAATTTGGAATCGTTTTAAACGATACTCTGAAAGAATGGCTATAGAATCACAAATCTTTTCAGATGAACTGAAAAAATCTCTGGAGAAAAGTGCAGAAGAGACTATGAAAATGAAAAGTGGTGAAACTCCATCTGATGAAGATATTGATAAATACTATAGAATGTATTGCAAAAAATTTGAATTGGATACAGAAGACGAATGGACTACCGCAGAACTATTGACATTTGAAGAGTTTGAAAAAGACGCAAAGGATAAAGGATATAGATTTCTAATCTCAATGACTAGTGATGCTTTTTCTTTTGATCCATCTACTGGTCAGTCAGTTATGTGGAGATATATAGATTATGAATCAATGATTGACGAAGATTATCATTTCGATCAAGAAACCATAAATAAACAACTAGATATAGAATAGCCGCTGTAGCTCTTAACGGTAGAGCGTCTGACTTGTAATCAGAGGGTTGGGGGTTCAAATCCCTCCAGCGGCTCCAGAGCAAAAATGTTCACAAAAATGAAGAAGAAAACAAGTTTTCGGAAGAAACAACCATTACATAGATGTCCTAAATTCCAGACATGTGTAATGGATTGTCATCATAGAGAACCACATGAACCTGATAAATGGTGTTTCGCTAGACATATAGATGATGTGTTTGAAAATAATCCAGAATGTCCTTCATGTGTAGAAGAAATAAAATCAGATATTACTTTTTTTCCAGAGGACTTTGAAATAGAATGACACCAAAATTCATATGTTGTCCAGAATTAAAAGTCTATAATGACATGGGCTGGAATTCTGATAAAGGTGAATTTGTACATACAGGAATATCTACATGCGAATGTCTTGCATATCAGCAAGGAAGAAAATGCAGGAACAGAGGACGTTGTATTATTGCTAGAGAAGACGAAACTTGGATGCAAGTAAATTCAAAAAGTTGGGGAGTATAAGCACCTGTAGCTCTAACGGCTAGAGCATTGGACTCCAAATCCAAGTGTTGAAGGTTCAAATCCTTCCAGGTGTGCCAGAAAAAAAGCAGAAGAGAATTACTTCTCCTCTGCTTTTATTTATTTCTTACATATAAACCCAAACTTTGTTATACTTATCCCATTGATCATATGGGTTCTCTCCACCTATTACATAAATTCTTCCTCCAAATTCACAAGCTCTTGCGTATGCAATTGGAACTGGAAATGGATCAATACTAGTGAAACTGCTAAAATTAGTAGTTACTAAACAAGTTCTAAAATCTTGTCCATAATAACCACCACCTATTAACCAATGTGTTCCGTTTGCTTGACTAGCCCAAATTAATTTGGTAGGATTTATTTCGTGAATATATGAAGGTAAATCCCAAGGATAAGATTGTACTCCCCATTGTAATCCATTTTGAGTTATAAATACCCAGTTTTGTCCTTTAATTTTTAGCATAACAAACTGAGCTATCTGACCCAAACCTTGTATCGTATAATCCCAAGAAGGTTGCCAAGTTGAACTTGAAAATGTAGGTATCAGAACTATAGGTTCTGTATCTGCTACATATTGCCATCCATTATCAGTCCAAGTATATGTTCCGTTTTGCCAAAGATTTCTGTCTTGTGTTTTTCTTTGTAGAACAGCAGGAATTGGATCACCATGAGAAAGAAGTTGCCAAGGCCCACCACCTTTAGTTATTTCTTTTTTATAGATAACTTGGTGATTTGATAACAAAGCAAAAGCAGAATTTCCAACTTCAAAAGCTTTCCACCATAGACCTATTGCTGTATTTCCTCCTTTAGTGTTTCCAGCACTTCCCCATCTTATCTGAACTCCTTTTGTTGTAGCACTTCCACTAGAAACCCATTGAGCGGTTTGTTTACCTCTTTGACTAGTAAGAACTCCTCCTCCAAGAACATAGGCTCTTCCTTGAATAGTTTTACCGACTCCTTCTAAATGTGCGTTATCCAAATCATTGTCTATTCTTTCCCAGTTTACTGCATCTGAGCTTCTCCATACAGCGGCACTTGGAGCTTTCCCACCTGGTACGGTAACTTCTCCACCAGCCACTATTAAATCTCCAAGTTGATCAAAATATGGAAATCTACTTCCATAAAATGGTATTTCTCCTACTTGTTGCCATCCCATAATTTTTTCCTCCTATATTAAATTTCTTTTCTCATTATTATTTATCTTTTTTTTCTAAAACAGAATTTTTTGGATAACTTATTATAAATATAACTAGAATAAGTATATGAGGTTTATATATGGCTATACGATATGATGACTTTGTAAAACGACCTAACGAAGAACTTGAATATACTCCAGAACAGATTGAAGAGTTAATGAAATGTAAGGAGGATGTTCATTACTTTGCTATAAAATATATTAAAATTGTTACTCTGGATCATGGAGAAGTATCTTTTGATCCATATGAATATCAAGTAACTACAATTGACTTACTCCATAAAAATAGATTTTTCGTGGGGCTATGGGCAAGACAGTCTGGAAAGACTACAGTAGTTTCTATTTACGCTTTGTGGTATGCGATATTCCATCCTTTAAAGAATGTAGGTATTGTCTCCAATAAAGAAACTTCCGCAAAACGTATTCTGGATACAATGAAGAGAATGTATGAAAGGTTGCCAGTCTGGTTGAAACCAGGCGTCACAGAATATCAAAAGACCTCCGTACATTTTGACAATGGCTCTAACTTAATCATTTCGGCTACTACTGCCGATGCCTTTAGGGGCTGGCCCATGAACCTAGTCATTTGTGATGAGTTTGCTTTCGTGCCTGGAAATCAAGCAGAAGAGTTTTGGGCGGCTAACTATCCTACACTATCATCCTCCAAAACATCAAAGCTGATAATTATTTCTACTCCTAATGGTATGTTCAATATCTTTCATAGGATCTGGACTCAAGCTCAAGTAGGAGATAACGAATTCAAACCGTTTAAAGTCATTTGGGATCAGGTTCCAGGAAGAGATGAAGCTTGGGCTTCTACAGAAGTAGCCAATATGGGATTGCAAGCGTTCAATCAAGAATATGCTTGTAAGTTTTTAGGATCTACCAATACTGTTATTCATCCAGAATGTCTACGTACTTTAATGAGCATGGATAAAGAACCTATCTTCTATGATCTACAAGATAGACTTAGACTTTGGGAGAAGCCAAAAGAAGGAGCATGGTATATTTTGGGGTGTGATCCAGCCAAAGGTACGGGGGAAAATGCTTCTGGTATCCAGATCCTAAAGATTAATTCCGTCAATCCCATAGACCTAGACCAGATAGGAGTCTTTGAAGACAACCTAACTGATGTCTATGAGTTCTCCCATATCATAAACAAGCTCTCCTATTACTTTAACAATGCCTTTATCATGTGCGAAAATAACGGAGAAGGAGCGGCAGTAATAGCGGAGCTTTGGTGGCACTTTGAAAATGAGAACCTAGTCAATTCAGGTAGTAAAAAGAAAAGCCTTGGTATCCGTTCACAGAAAGACACAAAACCAAAAGCAGTACTTCTAATGAAGAAGGTTATAGAGGACGGTAGTATAAGACTCAGAGACAAGGAAACTATTGAGCAATTAGGATCATTCATAGAAGAGAAGAACAAATTTTTCGGGAAAGATAAACCAGATGATTTAGTTTCTGCTTTATATTGGGGAACTTATGTCTTTATGATGAACATCATAGATGAGGAATTCAAGTTCAAAAAAAGTAAAATGGACACGAATGATGCATGGGGTATCTTGTCAGATATAGAAGATGATATAGATGATTGGAGTTGGCTAACTAAATCAACAATTTGGGATCAATAATAATTAAAAAAATATAAATAGTATTGTAAGAGTACACTTTTTTTCGGAGGAATTATGGATTTAATAGAGAAGTATTTAGGAGAAGGAAGAGATGTAAGAGGAATTGTTAAATCTGGAAAAGTACCTCTAGATACAGACATTGACTTCCAGAGACAAATTTTGAATCAGTCTTACCATTCTAGAAAAAGCCTTGCGGCAGGAAATATGATATCAAAAGCACTAGGAGCCAAAAGAACCACAGAACCAGTCTCTCAAGAGGAAATAGAAAAGATATATAAAGAGTCAAAGAAATATTGGAAGGAAGGTGGGGAGTATATCAAAGTAGAAGGAAAGCCTGTTTTTCTTGCATTGCATTTCGATAATCATAATCCATCTCAAGGCCAATATTATGCTTCATATTCTTGGGGAGGATGGGTAGGTTCTACTAAGATATTCAAAAAACCTGACCAAGCTATGAAAGCTATAGAAAAACAATTAATGAAGACAGTTAAAGAAAAGGGATCTTTAAGATCTGGAAACCTTCCTGCTTCATGGAGAGAATAATGGACATTGTAGACAAACTGGAACTGTTTGAAGCAAGACCTAAATGGGCTAAAGGAAAAAACATACCAGCTAAATTTGATCCTAAAAATCTACCAGACTTTGGAGAGGATTTCTATAAAGGGGTCGGTGGACAACGATTAAATATTTCCGATGACGAACTAGATAAAATATTAGGGAAGAAAAAGAAGAAGAAAAAGAAGAGGAAAAAATAATGGATATAGTAGATAGATTAGACATGTACGAAGCGGAAGCAAAGTCATGGGGAGGAGCACTAGCAAAAAAACATCTTCCTAAAAAAGTACATTCGCTTCTTAAAAAGAAATTAGAAAAACTTGAAAAGGAACATGGATATGTTTCTACTTCCATGCTTACCAAAAAAGAGCGAGAACAACTGGAGAAAAAGAAATAATGGCACTAGACATTAGACAATCTAAGGCTGATTTAGCCGAAAGAATTAAAAGACGGTTAGGACATCCAGTAGTAAAAGTAGAATTAGATCCTCAACAAATATATGATGCTATTGACTATGCAAGAGACAAGTGGATCAAGTGGGCTGTAGGTCAAGCTACCGCTGAAACATTTTTTACAGTTGTGCTTTCCGCTGGAAAAGTTTTTTATGATCTTCCATTGGGAGTGACAGAAGTAGTTGACTACTATGATAACGGAATTGGTCTTACTGGAGGGATAAACACTTTATTTACTCTGGATAATTTTCTTTATACTAGAGATACTGGAATATACGCTTTTCTATGGAACAGAGGATATGACTATAGTTTCGTTAGTTACCATTTAGCATTGGATTTTCTGAAAACATTAAAAAGATATACTCCTACAATCTATAACTACAAATATCATCCTTTTACAAACCAAATAGAAGTACAACCAGCCCCTCCATGTGGAAATGCTTTAGAGATTCCTGTAAGTGGTAGAGAATGTGATGGAACTCTTGTTACCACTACAATTGACTCACCAGGTTTTATTCTCTTGAGAACTTTTATGATTGAAGGTAGTCATTATTCTGGAATGGAAACGGAAAACAGAAACGCATCTCCTTGGAGAAGAAAACAAGACTCCAGACATAGCGGAAATATGAATGAAAACTTCTTTGTTTCAGATTGGATTTTTGACTATGCACTTGCGGAGTCCAAAATAATCTTAGGTAGAATACGAAGCAAGTTTGCTGGATTTACTTCTATAGGTAATACTGGAATTGACTTAGACGGAGCGGATCTAATATCGGAAGGAACTACCGAAAAAGAAAGACTGGAGGAGACTTTGAGACTTGAAGAAAACTATGAAGGATATCCCATTTTTTGGGGTTAAGGAGGACTAATGAGTTTAGTAGACAAATATCTAGGTGAAGGTAAAGTAGATATGGGTAGAGCATATGATAAAGGATTAAAAGATTTGAAATATGCCGCTACTCCAGAAGAAGTTAGAAAAATTATTAAAAAGTACAAAATGAAATTATTCAAATCTTCAAAACAGAAAGCCGTTAGTGGTGGAGAACTTGAGAATTTCATAATTGATTGGGATGGATATAGAATAACACTTGCTGATATAGGAAAAGCGGCTGTTGAAAGACAGAAAAAATACGGAAGACATATAGATAGATTTGGAGTTGCCCATATTTGGAAAAATGAATCAGTTAGTGAAGGTGGGCCATATCGTGGTATGAGTGTTCATGGTTTAGCTAGTCATATTAAGAAAAAATACGGAAGAACAATTAAATCTAATGATCTTATGAGACTAATGGCAGAAGAGGGGCTTCATGGTGACGATGACTGGGCTGATATGGAAGACGCTTTAAGAGCCGTTGGTGTTAAGATAAAATAAGGAGAGAATAAATAATGAGAACATTCAGAAATTTTATAACAGAAGGATCTGATAAAGACGAAAATATATACAATGAAATTATGGATTTTTTTGCAGACAATCCTAATCCACCAGATGAAGAGGTACATGACCTTGCTGAAAAATTAGGCATGGACGCTCACAAGTTTGAAAGATATATCTACTCTGTACTGGGGTCTATATTGGGTACTGGACAAGCAAAGAAGAAAAAAATAACAGAAAAAGATGTTGACAAGAAAGAATTGGAGATGGGAATAAAAGTAGAAATGGAGCATACAAAAAATAAAGCTATCGCTAAACGTATAGCATTAGACCATTTAGCGGAGTTGCCAGATTACTACTCAAGATTAAAGAAAATGGAAGGTGAACATTAAAGGAGGTAAAGATGTCAGAACATAGCAAAATTTTGGAGAAGTATGAAAAGATGTTTGAGGATGGTAGTGCCTTTAAACCCATTCATATCAATCAACCAGAACCAAGTATAGGTTCAATAACAGGAGCAGTAGAAGAGAAACCAAATATACCTTTAGGTCAGCAAGTAGTAAAAGAAGAGTTTATGGATGATCCTCATACTGATTACACTCATTTCGATGAGACAATGCAAAGTAGGATTAATGAGATGAGAAACAAAAATCCACACAATAACAATCCGAATGTTAGTGTGCAAAATAATGGTGATTATAGAAAGCTTGAGAAGAGAATTGAAATGCTGGAGCAAGCTTTAACACTAGTCATGGAAACTCAAACAAAGTTAATCAAAGAAGCTAAATGAAATCACACAAATTAACAAAGCCAAAATGGGATTTACACCATTTACAGAATAACGTAGAACATGATCTATTTGAATCCGTAATCGTAGAGTTTACGGATATATCAGGAATAGAGTGTTTGTACTATATCAGAGATCAGCAAGTTAAAAAAGATTACTTCTATGGTGAATCAGATAGAACAAGATATCTGGAACCAAAGTTAACACGTTTGATATATGAGCCTACGGAGGAACCTTCTCTAACTACTGGATTTGGTATATACTCAGAAGAGGTAATTTCATTTGCTTCAATTCCGAAACTGACATTGACTAGAGATGTTAGTGCTGGATATCATCCGAAGCCTGGAGATGCAATCATAACGCTATGGAATGACAGAGCCTATGAAATAGCAGACGTTGGAGAAGAAGAAAAGATTTTCCAATTGAAGAAAATGATTTGGGGATTTGTTCTAAGACCTTACCGCTTTAGCGAAGAATCAGAATCAGCGGAAAGAATTGCAAGGTTCAATAGAGAACCAAGTCCTCCGTTGGATACTGACAGAGATAAAGTCGATGGTGTGGACGATGACGATCCTACAATTCCTGTAAGAGAAACAGGAACATTGACTACTCCGTTAACTGCATACGGAGATAATAAACCGCTTGAAGAAGAAAGCGATGAAATTTTTGATTATGATAAGGACATAGATATTGACTCAACAATATATGGATTTTAAGGAGAAGTAATATGAGATTCAAACATTATTTAACAGAAGGTGGGAAATACAATCTTAATGTGGCTAAAGTGCCGCTGGATAAGGCAAGAGCCTATGCAGAGAAAATATTTGGAAGCAAAGAAGCACTAGACAAAGCTATTCCAAAATTTGATACTAACTATCAAAGACTTCAAGACTTGTACAAGAAAGAAGCTCTGAATATTCCAAGGATAAAGATGCCTGTCATCGAACCAGAGGACATGAAGAAGTTCGATGAGAGATTGAAGAAAGGACAAATTGATATCTTCAAACCTTTCGCATTAAGTAAAGCAGAATATGAGAAGGTTGCTAAAAAAGAAGGAGAGACTTGGATTCAGTTAGGACAAAAAGATGGTAATCCAGATGACGATAAGATTCTTGCTAAATGGACATCCTTACCAGGTAGTCAATTGAAACCGTTGCAGGGTCAGTTATGGCTGGAGAAGTTAGTCGGCAACATTAATAAATGGGGAGCACCTAAAGCTGGTTCTCCTGTTTTGAAGACTACTATCATCGTATCTAAAGAAGGATATATTTTAGACGGTCATCATAGACATGGACAAGTAATGCTTGCAGATCCAAGCTTGAAGATGCAAGCTCTACATATACCACTAGACATTAAGACATTGCTTAAAATGGGAAGAGCCTACGGAGATGCAATTGGCAACAAACCGAAAGCATAAAGGATTTAATCATTATTGCGCTAAACATGAGATTTGGTATCATACTTCTAAGCACAAGAGTTGTCCTAAATGTAAGAAGGAGAAGAAGTAAATGAAATTCTTAAAATACCTGAAAGAAGGTGCAGGAAGATTTGAGTATATGTCTAAAAGAGATCAAGAGCAACACCGTTCTCTTGAAAGCCTAGTCAAAAGCAATAATGGTATATTCAAAAGTACTAAACAAAAATGGTTCTTGACTAAAGGATGGGAATACAACGATAAGGTAGGTGGAGGAAAAGATCCCACATTCAGGAATTCTTCCGATGTAAAAAAACTTAGAGGAATTAGCGGTGTCAAAGATGGAGAATATGTAGTAGGCATTAATGCCGTAATGATATTTGGTAAAAAAGGTGCTGGACAAGGCACTAGACGTTTAGAATGGGTATACATAGTTGATGACGTAGGTGTAAGAGAGAAGTATAAATTAGGATTTGAATACTATAAAGGTGGGGGATCTGGACTTGATCTTAGCAAGACAAAAAGAGAATGGAAGCGTGACGAAAAAGATCCTAGAATACAAGACTTCCAAGAAGATGTCGCTCAAGAAAAAGTAGGAAAACTAAAAAAGAAACTTCTAAATAAACAAGCTCTCAAAAAGAGTGGATATATCGGTGTTATTGGTGAAAGAGTAAAAGGATTGGAAGTAGAAGTCATTCGTAAACATTCATTTGAAACCAGATTTGGCTGGAGTTCCATTACTGTAATGAAAGACAATGAAGGTAATATGATTCAACATTTTGGAACCAATAGACTTTCAAAAGGAGACAAGAAGAAAATTGATTTTACAGTCAAAGACCATGAAGTAGCAGAAATAAATAAATGGAATGAAGTTCCTTATAAATTTACATCAGTACAAAGAATAGCGATATCAAAAGAAAAATGAGATTCAGACAATACCTAAATGAGTTATTTGATCAACCAGTAGATGTCAAGGTTATAGAAGATAAATGGAATAAATTCAAAGCAAGCTTTGAAGTAGCCAATGACACTTATATAGTTTCTGCTAGAAGAGTAGGTATGAAGCTACTGGCAGATAAGACTCTGACAAATAAGGAATTAAAAAAGTTTACTGGTAAAGATAGAAACGACATATCTCAAGAGACAAAAAGGATTAAGAAGGATAGAGAAGAAGGTAAACAAAGAATACCTCTAAATTTTGCATGGTATACAATAGAACAATTTTTTGGAAACCATGATATTTGGGTTATAAGTTTTGTAAGTAAAAAATTCGGAGACAAGATTTTAGATATCAGAACGAAGAAGGAAGTTTTTACTATATACTCTGGTGTGAAAAAAGGAGTAGAAGAGTTTATTAGAAAAAATAAATTTCCCTCATTCATAATCATAGAAGCCAAAGATCCAAAAAGACTTGCTATATATAAGCGATTCGTGGATGAGATAGTAAAGCGTGGTGGATATAAAATAATAGGTGGGCAAAGAGAAATAGACTACGGAGAAGGAATAAAAACCAAAGGATGGATTCTATTTAAAGGATAGGAGAGTAAAATGAAAAAATTTCAAAACTATATAACAGAAGCACTAAAAGGTGGGTTGTTTGACGAATATTCAAAACTTCATAGAAGTCTTATGAATACAATGGAAAATGCTTTTATGAGAGCATTTGGAAAAAAAGGTGGATTCAAAATAACATGGAGAGATGATAAATTAGCATCTGGTTATGCGTTTTCTATGGAAGGTGTAAACAGAAGCGATTTATCTACAGAGCTTATGGTAATTTTTACTGTAACGAAATGGACTCCATCTATATTTAGAATGATCATAACTATAAAATCAGTAGACATGCATACTAGTAATGATGTTATAAATAAAGAGTATAAGTTTGCTGATTATGATCCAGCGGCTTTTGCTAAAATCACAGCACAAATGTTAGGATGGTAAAATGAAGAATTATTTCTTTTTTCATGTGTTTAGAAAAACGCTAATACAATTTTTAGATGCCTTTAATGACATCAAGATTGCTAGGTATACTCCAGACGGAAAATCAATTGAGAAATATGTTGAAGTTCCTATAAAGCTATCAGTCAAGGAGAAGGTTTACTACTGGTTAAACACCAGAAAAGATGACATAACTCTACCTATGATAACTGCATGGGTATCTTCTATTGACTGGGCTTCCGAAAGACAGGTAAACGATAAATTTGAAATATGCAAAGGAGCCAATACAGAAACAGGAGAGTTCCTAAAATATCTACATCCAATTCCATATAATCTAACTGTTACCATGAATATATGGACTTTACATATGGTAGATATTGATCAGATCATGGAGCAGATATTACCTTTTTTTGCTCCTCATATTTTCATAAGAGTAGGACTAGAAGAAGTAGGTATTGAATTCGATGTTAAAGTAATTTTCAGAAGTGCTACTCCAGAAGTAAGTCACGAAATGCCAGATGAAGAGTATAGAGTAATTAACTATACTCTGGATTTTGAAGTACAAACATGGTTCTTTAAACCACTACAATCAACCAAGCTTATCCAGAAGATTTTTGCTAGTATGTTTACCGATCCAGATGCTTTCTGTCAGTACGTTGGTGATACGGATTCCACGTTCACATCAGGAGCTTCGGGAGGAACCATCATAGATCTCAGAGGTAAGATAGAAGACGGAGATTTGATTGTTAAATACAATCTCTTTGAACCATGACAGAGCGCAGAACCTCTCTAGGTAGAGAGGAATAAGGAGGAGTAAAATGAAAAATATAGATAAATATTTGGGTGAAGCCACTCCGCTAGGCTGGAAAAAAGGACTAGATGCTGTAGCTGGTAAAGGACTAAAACGGTTACAATATCTTTTAGATGAAAAAGTATGGAAGTATGAATTTATAAAACCTCTATTAAATGAAGCTATGAGAGATAAAAAGATACATAAATTATCAGAAGATTTGTATAAAAGATTATACGAAATAGCTAAAGAATTAGATGAGATTAATCTACCGTAGGAGGAGTAAAATGGATTTAATAGATAAATATTTGGGTGAAGCAATGACCAAAGACCAATATAAAGAAATGCTTATGAATACCCAAGAAGTAGCTCAAAAAGCAGAAAAAGACTATAAAAGATTTGTATCTCTAATGAAGAAGAAAAATATAATGGATTATGCTACAGAGATACAAAGACTAGTAAAGGGATTCCAAGCAATTACATATGGAACCATTTTTGACTATCCATTGCGGCAAGGTGGATTTGGTGACTATTTAGCAAGTGTGTCATCAGCTTCAATGGCGGCTAAAGAAATAAAGGACATGCAGACAAGAATAGCAAATTTTGAGAAATGGAGAAAAACCAGTCCTACTCAAAGAAAAATGTTCTAAGGAGTAATAAATGACTATAAGTTGCGGTCAATCACCTATAAACAGCATTGACAAAGCTACACCTACGAATTTTCAGTTGATATTCCCGAAACTGCCAACGGAGAGTAGTATTACTGCTAACAATCCTTTTATTATGAATATCTTCTCCGCTGTAATTCCAAGTGTGTCTTTATCAGAAGAAGAGCTACGCTGGCAGAGCCATAAGACAAAGCATGTGTTAGAGCCTATGGAATTTGATACATGGCTGGTGAGTTATGTTGTGGATGCAAATATAAAGAACTGGCAATTGCTTTTCAAATGGATGAGCTACGTCAATGATAATCAAGTAAAACATGAAGAGCATAGAGACTATGCTGTAGATGCAAGCCTAGTGGTATTCTCCAACTATAGAGTACCAGTAGTAGAACTTCAATTTGTAGACATCTGGCCCTCCACTTTGGGAGAACTTTCTTTCAGCACAAGGGAGGGAGATGTGTATTTAGAAAGTACCGTCAATTTCACCTATGATTACTTCATAGTAAAGACACCCACAAACGTATAAAACCTTATTTTTTCTTCAAAAAAGTAAAAAAAATATAAATAGTATTAGAGAAGTTACTTCTTTTCTTATAAGTAATATAGGATAGAAGTATATC